ATCTACAGCGTAATACTTTCTACGTTTCATATTCAATGAAACATAAGTATTCAACTTAATAGGTTTATCGCCAGTAGGCGAAGAAGCAGTATCGGAAATTTTTATTGACATTTAACCTCTTAAAAAGAGCCGGGGGGCCATAAAACCCCCCGGCCAATCCTAAATCAAATTACTGTTTAGGGCGTGTAGCTACCACTGAAATCAGTAGCACCTAAGGTACCAGTACCGAAGTTGAGCACCGCTGCGGACTCAGGATCGATAGACTTATCAATCACGATGCCTTTAGCAGTTCTAATGGCTTTACCATTATTAATGTTCTCAACAGCGTAGCGCTCGCGAAGTTTAACCTTGCGAATGTCACGCGCCGGATCATCAAACTCTTCAGTAACAACTTCCTCGTCAACCACAAGAACACCAAGCTCGTTGGTATCAACCATCCAGAACTCAGTCTTTCCAGTCGCATCGTAAGGAACAAACGGGGAAACAATGATGTTAAGCCCAGAAGGGAACCCAGCAGGAAGTCTACTTGAGGTAGTTGCAATTGCTGAAGGATCATCAAGCTGCGTCTCTTGGTTTAATCCACCAGCACGGAAAGCCTCACCAGCACCAGGTGATCCCTGGTAGTTCTGGAACATTTCGCCGTTATTAGCAAAACCAAAAGCACGAAGTTGAGGATTAAGAGCAAAAGTCAGCCATCCGAATGGATGCATAATGATTGCGTTCGGAACGTATCCGTCATCAACCATGTCAGCGTACATGCGGAAAACATCCTCAATGGAAATTGTTCCGTTGAAAGCACCATCAACGCCTCTTCCGGTAGACCTTCTACCAGCAGCGACACTCTGGTCGTTGTTGATGTAGTTGGTTCCAGAAGTAGTGATCATGTCAGCTACCTTCTGCTCCTTGTGACGGATGAGGGCACGACCTGCTGCGCGCAAGTGCATGCTCATCACATCAAACAAGGAATAACGAATCATTTCATCCGTCATTTTAACAGCAACACCCGACTTTCCGATAGTCGCAGTCACTTGACCTGCGAATTCCATCGTCTGTTCTGGGTATTCCCCACCCTCTGGGATGTCGGCAGCAGTAAAGGCGCCCATCGCAGGGAAGGTTAGGCTAGTTCCAACCTGAAAGTTGATTCTTTGAAGCAGAGGAGTAAGAGCAATTGTAGGCTCAATAGCATCTCTGACAGTCTGGGAAACAACTTTTGGGATAAGCATTGGCTGCTCAAAAGCAAACTGAGTATCGTAAAAATCTTCTCTTTTAACTTCACCAGAATCAAAAGAAGACTTACGTTTATTATCAGCTTGAATCATGTCATCAAGAGTAAATTTATGTCCGGGGGAACTCGGAAGAGTGCCGTTGTTTTTCCAGATGCTATACATCCGGTCAAACTTCTGATCAAACTCTCTTTTGACTGGAGCCTTATCAGCAAAAGCTTTTAATCTACTAAGAGCATTTGCATCAAGACCTTCGTCTTTGAGTTTGTCAGCTACAGCATTGTCGACTGCATGGGTAATTCCATTTTCAGTATCTTCAACGATACGAAGGATAGTTTCCTTCTGTCCATCGTCAAAGTGCTGTTCAATGGCGCCCTCGTCGACCCCAATTAATCTATCGCTCATTTGTTATCTCCTTACAGATCAACTTTAATCACGAGAGCAAAGTAGTCTCCAGCAGAATCGGAAACAGCATGCTCAAACATTGCAGGAATACCTTGAGTACCAGAACCACTAAGGCCAAGGCCAGGAACAGTCTGGACTTTCTTCAAGGTGTTAAATTGATGGTCACTATTCAAATTAGTAAGTGAAGTTCCAGCACTTACTACAGTACCAAGTCTGGTACCGCTTCCGCCGTTGCCAGCAATTTTGTACTTGTCAATACAGCGGCCAACAACGTAGTTAGCAGATCCAGTATTGCCATCCCAGGCCATAAGACGTCCCGGAGTAGTATTAGCAGTATTGTACTGTTTGCTAACAGCCTTATGGTTTCCGGTAGAAGTACCATCTCCAGCAACTCTAACAATGTCTCCAGGCTCAATGGCGCGTTCACCATCAGTAATCGCCGGAATAACAACAGAGTAGTTACCCATGAGAACTGAAGGCATAAGATCACGCTTGTAATTGGTGTACTTAGACTTAAGAACTTCAGAGTAAACTGGAGCAGTAATTACACCAAGCGGCTTAACATTTTGAACTAGCATTGTGCTAGCACCTTCATCAGTGCCATCGGTAGCAACCGCTGCACCGCCAGCAGTAGCATCATCAATGTTATGGGTTCCAAAATCAGTATCTAAAGCAGTGTACTGAACAGTGTACTTACCCCAAGCCGCAGGAGCGAGTGCTCTTGCTGCAAACTCTTCGTCAGTAAAAGTATTACTGGAGCTAAAGTTAGCAGTAACATTGGCTCTACCAACAAAAGTACCAGGCAACAGAACAATGGGATCATCGTCATGAAGCTTGTCTAACATCGAAATCGGAAGGAATTTTGCGGCTCTAAGACCCTGAATGGAAGGTCTTACACCTTCGTAAAGCTCTTGGTAAGGGTGATGAATTTTTTCATAGCCCCTTGCAATTCTAATTGACATTTAAGTCTCCTTATTAAATTTGATCCATAGGATCAATTTGTTCTTGTTTACGGTTAATGACATTTTCTTCTTTTGTAGATCGTACAACCGGAGGTTTTTCCTCTGCGCGATCTTTTACAAAAGAAGGAAGCCCTTTGGACTTAAAGCTACCTGCTAACTCAGGCACAAGATCCTCAATGCTATCTCTTAAGCTTTCAATACTCCTAGTAGTAACCTTTTCAACTGCGTCAGCAAAAGTATCACTGTCTTTGATCGACTTGACGTGAGGCTTTTGCAATTGCAGTTGCATAGTTACAAGCTGAGAAGAAAGCTGTTTTTTAAACTCTTCGTTGAGAACAGCATTTTGATCCATTAAAGCATTATATTCACCAATTTTGGTATCATACAACTGCTTTGCCTTTGCTAACTCTGCTTCAAGTTCGGCGGTTCTAACTTGACTATCCGCTAAAGCGGTTTCTAAAATTTTAAATGTTTTATCAAAATTCTCAGAGGATTCAACTTGCTGAGTATTATCAGCAACTACCTCGGGTTCTTTGTTTTGAATTTGGTCGCTCATAGCTTCCTCTGATTCCTTCCCGTTTTGGGACTTGTTTAAAAACGCATTCTTAAAGTAGTTTTCTATGATCTCTTTTGTTTGGTCAGCCGTGACGTGTTTTATTAAGGCTTTATTAAAAGACAGTCTTTTTTCTATAAGACTTTTGTCTTTATCAAAGTCACCTTCTAAGCTTTTAGCAATCATGTCTAAATCAAATCCTTCATTCAAAGGTTGCTTTTCTTTAGCCTCCTTGAACGTTTCTGGGACCGATATTCTGACTGATCGCTTAACATTATCTAATCCGTAAGGTAGCTCGTCTTTTTCATCTTCTGATTTAATCAATTCAGTGACTCTTCCATTAGAGTCTGTTAAAGCTATAGAGCACACGCCTCCCATGGCATCTGCTGTAACGACTTGAACATTCTCTTCTTTAGATTCGGGGACAAGCGAGCTATCAAAATCTGCACTAAGGATTCCAGCAAGTTCATTTGCTGGATGATTAACAAAAGAGCACTCTAGGTACTTCATCTTACCTGTAACTAGATAAGCCCTATATTTAATTCCGTCAACATCATAAACACTTCCTGGTCTATGATTACATACTTCTTCTTCTTTTTCAGCGTCATTAAGCCAATCGTGGCCACAAATAGAGCACTGCGCTTTATTGCTACTTTGGCCACTAGAAACTGTTTTGTATCGGCCATCTAATATTTTTTGTTGAGCATCTTTATCAGATATAGTTCCGCCTATAAGTATATATCCTGATCCCATGCTTGTCCCATGGTCAGGGTGCTTCCAATCATTAGCGAACTTATCGTCATCCCATAATTGCACAAACTTTTGTGCATCTATGCGACCAATAGGCTCTGACTTAGAATCATGATGTTTAAGGAATGGCTTATCGTAGCCGGCATTACCGCCGTTGTCTTTAGAAACCCAACTAGGTGCGCCTGCTTTTACGCCTTTACCTGGGTAAACACGATTGTTTAAAAGGTATCCTGCATGAGTTGCTCTAATTGCAACTCTAAAGGCAGGTACATTATTTGAACCATAAAAGTCATCTAAAAGGTCAGCAGCATCTGAAAATATATTAGATCTTTCCGGCATACCAAAAAGATCAGTAAATCGGACTTGTCTACTCATCTGCTGTATCCTCTCGGTTCAAACCTATGGATGAGTCATTCAAAAAGTAATTTGACACATCACGTTTTTTTATTTCTTTTATATTTTTTATTTCAAAATTTTCTACATTATCTTTATCTACACTTATAATTTTTACTTCTTCAATATCATTTTTTTCTAAAGCCGCTAAATAGCCGTATTTATGCGAAAAGTCTGTATTTTGTACAGCAATAGCCTTTAGCTCTTCTTTTAGTATATCGAATACACTACTAATTCTTGATAAATCTATATTTATTTTAGAGTCCTTTTCTAAATCTATCTTTAACATTATCATAGCCTTACGATTGAGTTTTATCAACGGTATACGTATATGTTTAGATAAGAAGGACGTTATATCGTCTTTGATAAGCATTTTACTAGCGCCAATTTCAGCGTTTGCATCTCTGCTTCCACGCTCTATTTCTGGCAGCAAATACTTCTTTGCATCTGCAACCATCATCTCTGTTTTAGCAATTAAACACTTTTTAATATCGTCAGAATTAACTATTGTATTATATTTAATACTTTTAGTAGCAAATTCACATATATTATCGCACATTTCTATCCATGAATATGCAAGTTGATCATATAATTGTTGTGCAACTAAGTTGTTTTGAGCGACTGCCTTTTTAGTTTCTGCCTTACCGTTTTGATTTTCAGGTTTAGCTTTATTTTCTATGGCATTTATTGATCCTTGATCATTAGGCATAGTAGGCGATGCATATAATTCAAAATAGGTATTTTTGCGATCTTGATCTACATATTCCTCTTTATTTAGATATTCAGTTCTTAACTCATCTTGAGTTATAGCATTTTGTAAAAAGAGCTGAATGCCATGATTTTGATGTGCTCTCATTTCCTCGCGATCAATATCAGGAAATTTGAGAGTAACTCGAGTGTCTTTATTTAAATCGAAACCGCCCTCTAAAAGCAGTATATCTAGGACTTTTGCTGTAAACATTTCTGCAAATACATTTTGTATTTCAGAACATGCATCAACTAAGCTTTTAGTAACAGTCTGTGCAGTGGCTCTATTTGCAGTATCTCCACGACCCAGATCGATACCAGATAATCTCAAACCGCCGAGCACCCTGTTTTCAAAATGAGATAAATAAGGTTGAAGGTCTAATACTTGGCCTTCTGTGCCAAGCATATTTATTTCTACGCGCTCTGTAGTAACAAGTCCTCCTTCAGGAGGAAGAGCGTCAACTTGTGAACCTATCATGTCGACTTCTGAGTAACTAGAGCCATCAGGCGCAGTTACGTACCCCGCCGGCTTATCTTTACTGCCAACCTTGGCATGGAAAAGCGGGAATGTGTGTTTATGAGTTACAAGTTCAGCAAGCTCTTCTAGTCTTCTAAGGGCTCTAATGTCTTCGAGTACAGGAATTATATAAGGAGTACCAAAAGTAAATCCTGATTTTCTATCTAAAGTAAAATGCACTACATCTGATGCACTAAACTTTTTTTCCTTTTCTGAGTCCCAAAGCTGTTGTTTCCATTGCACTGGTCTACCAAAGTCATTCTTTTTAACAGCCATACTGGTAGGATCTGAAGGATAAAGTCCAGATATAGGCTGCATTGTTTTACCAAACATCCTTATAGCAGAACCACTAGACCTAAGAGGATCCCTTTTTAAAACTAACATAGAATTGCCATAAGCAATAAGATTAGTTAAAAGCTCTCTAATAACACCAGATATAGGTTCTCCGGTAATAAGCTCTATTTCTGCAAACCTGTCTTTTACATAAGCTATAGCTTCATTGTCTTTGCCATGAAGGTACCAGCCCTCTTTCATGACAAGCTCTCTATGTCTTCTTATAGAAGCAGCAAAGTAAGATTCTACGTCTAAAGTTTTACCTATTTCTCCTAAATTATACATAGGAGTAATAAAACTATTTTCTGAACCAGAAGACAGACTAGGGTAACCTCTTGCAGAAAGACTGGTTTTATAATAGAGTGTAGATACGGCTTGTCTGGGTGAGCCCTTTATTACTTTCTCTACAGAAGCAGAGCCTTGACCTTCAGACAGTTTAAGGTCTTCCT